TTGTGTTTTTCGTCTCGGGGTTAATTCCCTCCGACGTGCACACTCAATCCGAACACCCCGCCCGCGTAAAGCTCAATTGCGTATTTTGTCCTGCTGCTTCCCTAAGCCGTTGCAGTTGCGCTACTTAAAACGAATCAAATGTTGGCGACGGATGCGGAATCTGGGCAAAAGAAAGCCCGCGAAACGGTAAATCCGCTCGCGGGCTTGCGGTTAGCCTCAGCCCTCACCGCCGCATGGTGATGCGAGGAGAGCGGATTGCGGGCGCGGTGGCAAGGGTGTAATTGCGCGGCCCATACTTTGTATCCGCTTTGCTCATACGTCGAGCGCGTCCGAGAACAAAGCGCCGCCGAAATCTGACACCATCGGCTCGGCCTTCGCTGCGCGGTAGAAATTCGCCATCGTGTCCGCATCGAGCGCCGCGCTTGAGAAGTATCGGTCGAAGGCGTCGCCCGTGACGCGCAGCTTTGCGATCCACGGCGTCAACGGGTCTTTGCCGCCGTGCGCCGCCGCCGAGTCGACGAAGAGTGAGAACAGCCCAACGGCCTCGCGCGTCATCCGGTCCACGCGATAGGTGATGAGCCGCGTGTAGTTACCCTGTGCGCCAGAGCGGAGCGTGAATGTTTTTTGAAAGGCCATGTTAGTTGTATTCGGTGAAGCGTGCCGAGAGTCGAAGGTTGCCCGAGGCAAGCGTCCCGCCGTCGTTGCGGTAGATTTTTATGACCGCAGTTGTCGATGTTGAGCCTGCGGCCTGCGAGTCATAGAAACCCTGATAGAGCACGTCCTCGACCGCGACCAGACCGTCATCGGGCTTCGTGTTGAATCCGCGATTTGTGAGTGAGATGCTCAGGTCGTAAGTCGTAGCCCCGCCCGTAATCGCGAACACGTCGTTGATTTCATAGACGACATTGATCTGTCGCGTGGATGAGCCTGAACCGGTTTTGATTCCGGTGGTGGTTACGTCGGTTGTATTTTGTGCGGAGATGGTTCCAGTCCCGATTGACGCTGCCGTGTTTGCGTTCCCAAGACTGGCATACGGTGACGCAACTCCGGATCGGTTCACGGCCCTAATGCGTATGTATCCAGCGGGCGCGCTTAGGCTGTAAAGAAATGTCTCTGTGTCCCGTGTTGTGACAAAGGAATTTGCACCATCATTAGGAGTCCATGAGTAATCCGTTGCCGCGTCGCTGTTCGTTGTCGTCGCTTTGATTTCGTAGTAAGCGAAATCGGATTCAGTGTTTGATGCCCATCCGATTCGAGTGCCAATTAGGAATACGGTGGTTGCGGGAAAGTATTTTGGCTTTACGCCGTCGCCGCTGAATGTTCCGCCGGTAGGTGTAGCCGGTGACGTTGTATTGCTCGGCGCAGTCAGACCAAGCACCGACGATACCGTTGAGAGCCTACCTGAGAACGAAATCCCGCGCGTCGCGAATTGGTAGCCAACGCCCGCAGAGAGGTCGTCAATCGACACCGCGTAGGAAACCGATGACGTAATTTGATTTGCTATGATAAAATCGCTTGCGCCTGTGCGCCGATAGAGCACGTCGAGAGAGACCGCGCCAGACGGCAGCGGAGGCGCAGTGAGAGAGATGCTGGCAAATGATCCCCCGTCGCTCGACAGATAAAACGTCGCGCTGATGAGCGTAGGCGCAGCGGGTGTGTTCGGTGCGGTCGGGTCGATAGGCCCAGCGGTGATGACCGATGGCGTCGCTTGGACGTAGTTGGTAAACCCTGACACGTTCTCCACGGTGTCGTAAGCGTTCAGCCAGTAGTAATACGTCGTACCGATGTCCACGTCGGTGTCCACGAAGCGCGACGCGCGGACCTCGGCGATCTTGTTCGTGTTGGCGTTCGCTGGCGTGACCGCCGTGGTGTTGCGATAAATGCCGTATTCCGAAAAGTCGGGCTCGGTGTTGTCGTTCCAGTCGAGCGAAACGGCGCGGCCCGTGCCGACTACGGCGGTGAGGCCGGTGGGGATGCTTGGGGCGGTGGTGTCCTTGGCGACGGTGATCGTTCCGCTGAGGTAACTGGTAGAAATGCGAAAATAGCTTTCGCCGTAAATTCGCACGTTGTAGTTCGTGCCGATCTTCACGTCCGAGCTGATGAAGTCCTCGGTCTGCGCCCCCTCGACGCGGCTCCATGTCAGATAAGTCGTGCTCGTGCTCGGCTTGTATTCGATGACCACAGCGCCGCCAGACTCAATGAAGCCTACGGCTGGCGGAGTCCACGCGACCCTGATTCGCGGCATGACTGAGCCGTCTAACTGGATGAACTGCGTCGTGCCGTCCGCAGTCAAAGAGAGATTCGTCGGCGCGCTGATCGTGAACGGGTCCGGCAGCGTCGTGTTAAGCGCGCCTGCCGTGTAAATTTCATCCGTGACATTCCACGAATAGACCGACGAGTCGGTTTCGCGCAGCGTCATGTCCACGAAGACCTCGGGAGGATTGCCGCCGCTGGCAAAATTCCACTCCATGACCTCGAAGACCTTTGAGGAAAATCCGAGCTTTGAGTTGGTGATCATCACTGTGTCGCCTGCGCGCACTTGCATCGCCTCTAATCGGAAGCGCGCTGACATCGTGATTTCTTCGCGAGCGCGGCGAAGCTCGATTACCGCAAGGCGCTGCGCGCACGAGGAGGAAGTCGTGAACGGCAGCACCACGTCGCGGAAAAAGACGCTGCCATTGTCAGCGGAGACGTAGGCGGCATCCGTGATTGTCGGGAAGTCCGTGACCTGCCAATTGTTGATTTCGCTCAGGTAAACGCCCTTCACCGAGTTCACGCGGTCCCGCGCGCTCGTGCGCGTCTGCACGCTGATCGGCCCTACGAAATGCTTCTCGCTGAAGGTCACGGTTGGGATGCGGTAGGCCGCAGCGTAAGGCGCGATCTTGCCGCCGGTGTAGGCGATCAGACCGCCCATTGCCGAAAGAAGTTTGCCGATGTTCTCGTCGGGCGACGCGCTGGTCGAGACGACGCCGTTTGCCTCGTATCGGTTTTCCTCGGTTGCTGGCGTCGTCACCGGCTTAATCTCGACGTTCTCGTCGCAGATGTTTGCCGCCGCCCCAAACGCTGTGTCGTCCATTTCCGCAGTCGTCATACCCATGCCGAGCGAGCTTGTGAGGTAATCACGCAAGCAGAGCGCAGCGTTTGCCGAATAGACCGTCTGAGAGTTGCGCGGGTCGAAGACCTTTTTGCCGCGCACAACGGCGCTGATGTTCGGGATTCCGCTCGGGTATTTCTCCGCGTCCCACGTCAGTCTAACGTAGAGGTAGGCGATGCCAGAAAGCTTGTGATCTGATGTCCACTTGCCGTCTGTGAGATTGACGGTGGCGGCGATCAAATCCGCGTCCGCTGTATCATTCGGCACTCCGCGCTTTTTATTGATGAGCGCCACGCCCGAGTAAAATCCGGTCGGCTGATTTCCTGACAGTGGCACCTCTTCATCGTTGAAATAAATCTCGTCGATTGCCTCGACCTCGTGGCCAGCCAGAGCGACGACGAGGTGGAGGTATTCGTTTTTCGTGCCCGTCGTCGAAATGTAAACGATGGTCCCGCTGACGCGGCAACGACCGTAAATTATTGACCGCGCCGCAATCGGAGAACGAACCATTTGCCCGCGCTCCGAGAGCGACGAGTCGGAGAAGCTCGGCATCTTGGGCGCGAGTAGTTTCGACGCGGCCATTGACGCGGCGGTGACGGCGATGAATTTCACCGTGGCAATCGCTGCGGCCTGACTCAACGCCCCCGCACCAGCCACCGCATTTACACCGAGCCAGAGGTAATACGCTGCATTTACGATGACTTGTGGCATGGTTAAAATCTCCAGACTCTAGCGTTCGGGAATGTCACGAATTGCAATCCGTCGCGAGCGAGGAAAGCCGCGACGCTGCCGATGCAGATGCCCAGCGCGACGCCGTCGCCGCCGTCCTGCGCCACGAGATCGCCGCGACGAGCAAGCGCGGTCGCGATCTTCATCCCTCCCGCTTCATCGACAAGGCGCTCGATTCCGCCGCCTCGATTGAGTGCTCGATGCGCCGAGAGCGCGCTTGCGTATTGCCCGCGCCATTGCGCGGCGATGTCGTGGC